TTCAGCAGACCAGAACGAAAGTATTCATGCGAGTACGCTTAAAGCGTTTGTTAAAGAGCGTATCGAAACGGGAGAGGACTTCCCACACACACTATTCGGAGCCTACGTTGGGCAAAGAGCCGTTATTAAGGGAGCAAAATAATGGGTGCAGTTAAGAAGCAAGAAACAACAGAAATGGTTGAGTTTGACCAAAGTATGTTTGAAGCGGACGCCGGAGTTGGCGTGTCGGACATGGGCCAAGACGATCTGGCGCTGCCATTCCTCAAGTTGATTAGCGGGCTCGACAGCCTGTTAGATGATCCTGACTTTGAGGGCAAGAAAGGTGATATCTATAACACCGTTTCACAGACAGTCCACAAGGGCTCCGATGGCGTTAGGGTCATACCTTGCGTGTATCAGCGCCGCTTCATTCAGTGGGCACCTAGAGGCGCGGGTTCAGGCGCTCCTATCGCGGTGTTCGAACCAACGGACAAACTGCCCGCGTTTGAGCGTGACCGTGA